TTGATGCTGTAACTCAAGTAAGTTCTGGACCTCCATTTACTGTTAATTTTGAAGTTAACAGCACGATGGATCTTATTGGCAACAATAATAGATTTAATGATGCTTATAATCTTCTTTATAATAATGCCGAGTATATTGGTGACGAAGCTGTAGGTATTATCCAAAATTACTCTACCCTTGCTACAACTTATGGATCAGGAAATGAATATGAAGTTGGCGATATAGTATCTTTCCAAGGAAGTTATTATATTTGTGTTAGATATCTTTCTAGTTCTCCAATAACTTTAAATGCTGATGGACAAATTTTCTTCCAACAAATTGTAGGTCCAGTAGATAATATTATATTCCAATCTGATGTAGAAAAATGTAAAAGAGACACCAAATTGATGGTAGAATCATGGGCTACTGATTTACTTCGTGATGGTAACTCAACTACATGGGATGCTGCTAAACTTTATATTGATGGAACAAATGGTGGTGTAGTTCATATTACTGGTTATGAGGATGCTACAAAAGCAGTGTTTAATACAGCAAGTGTTTTAGCAAAACTTGCTATTAATAATTTATTAAGAAAATCAGGAACAACTTTAGTTACACAAGAGATCCGAAATGGTAATTATGTTGCTCGTTATACTACAGAAACACCTTATAGAGATTTAACTATTGTTAATAGTAATGATGATGCAGATACTAATAATTTTACTACAGGAGATTGTGTAGATGTAAAAAGTGCTATTGATTCTCTGTATGGATTAGTTGAAGCAATTCTTGATGAAAAAGAAGATACCCTTGGACTAACAAGAGATGATGGAGTATTTAGATTAAGTATTCTAAATCGCTCCAAGTTAATTGGAAAAGATATTGCTTTCCACAGACCATCTATTGTAAACTCTTCATCCCATACATGGGAATATGCTGGTTCTGGTACTGATTACAATGCTCTCCCACAAAATGGTGGACAAACTGGTAGTACAGATACAGCAGACTTCGAGCAAGTTTCTGAAAATTATGGTCGTGTTTATTCTTCTGGAACAGATGAACTTGGAGACTTTAAGGTAGGTTACTTTGCTAAAGTAGAAAACAGAACAGGTAACATTACTTTTGGCGGTACAGTTGAAATTTCTGAAGTTAGCTTCCTAAAAATTAAAGGTGGGGATATTACTGTAACTGGATTCTCTGCTGATAATACCTTAGGTGGTATTTTCTCATCTGATACATTACTACCTACCCAGAGAGCCGTAAAAGATTATATTACTAATAATCTTGGTAATTATATTAATAAATCATATTCAACTAATCCAACTCCAAGAGCACTTGTCGAACTAGGTGATAATGGTCGTATTAATATTGATCAATTACCAGCACTAAGACCATTTAATGTATTTACAGTAGCAGATGAAGCAGAGAGACTTGCATTAGAAGGACCACTTGCGGGTGATATTGCAATTCAACAGGACAATTCACTATCATATATTCTTAATAATGACCTTGAGTTTCAAATTCTTGTGTTTGCTCCAGATGATGATTATGTTTTCAACGTAAATGATGTTATCACAGCAACTCCATCAACAGCTCAGGCATCTGTAACTTCATATATTCATGGTTATATTGATTCCATTTTTATTAGTGATCCAGGTAATAATTACGCAACTGCTCCCACGGTCACAATAGGTACTAATTGGGTTTCTGGTGCATCTGCTTTTTCCGATGATCAAGTTGCTAATAGCGGCAATTTATACACAATTAAAAACACAGTTACATTATCTCCAGGAGCAACAGAACCTTCTCACACTAGTGGTTCAGTGACATCTGATGGTATTACCTACGAATATGCTGGAGGTACTTGGGCATCCTCAACTTCATATGCTATTGGCGATCTTGTTAATAGAAATGGTAATGTTTATAGAATTACTGAAATTGATACTCTTACTGGAGCTGCTGGTCCTTCGCATACATCTGGATCAGTAACAATTGATGGTTTTACATATTTGTTTATTGGATCTGCTTGGTCAGATACGGCGACATATGGCGCAAATGAATATGTCGGAGCAAATGATTATGTATATTTAATCAAAATTCCTGTTACATTTGGAGCAACTGCTCCTACTCATACATCTGGTTCCCAAACATTAAACGGTGTTGTTTACTCGTATGCAGGTGATAGAGCTACTGGTACAGTAAATATTAATAATGGAAGAGTTACTAGTATCACTTTAATAAATTCTGGAACTGGATATATTAGTGATCCAGCAATTACATTTAATAATACTGGAACTGGAGGTTCTGGTGCAGCCGCAATAGCAACAGCAAGATCTAGATTATTTGTTGCTATTGAAAATAATATCAAAGTTAATAGTGGAGATCAAATTGAAGATTTTACATCTCCAAATACTTTCCATATTGTAATTCTAGATGCTATTAATACCTCTGCTCAGAATACAAATAACTGGGTTCAGTTAACATCATCTAACATTGATGCTTCATTTATTACATCAGGAATTATCAACACTTCTAGATTAGCAACTCCTAATGCTGACTTCCCAGCAAACTCTGTTTCTTTCTTGAGAGGAGATCAAACATATGCTCCAACAGTACAAGCACTAAGAGTATTTGATGATGAAACTCCTATTGTATTATCATCTAATTTTACTAGAAATTCTTATATTACAGAAGTTAGAATTTCTGAGGGGGGCACTAATTACACTCCAGGAACTTATACAGATTTAAATGTCTTTGGTGGAGCTGGAAGTGGAGCTAAAGCAAACTTTATTGTTTCCGATGGCGCTGTAAGAAGAATTGATATTACTAATAGTGGCGGCGGATATATTGAGCCACCGACAATTACATTTAGAGATTCCAATAATAATTTAATTTCTACAATTAGAGCTGTAGCTATTGTAGCTGGCGGCGTAATTACAGATATTCAAATCTTAGATGGTGGTTCTGGTCTTTCTGTGGCTCCAACTGTTGTTATTACTGATTCTTCTGGATCTGGAGCAGATGGTGCTGCTACAGCTGTACTAGGTAATGGAGTTATTAGAAGAATAACTTTAACTGATGGTGGTATTAATTACACGGGAAGTTATAGTGTAACACCACTACCTAGTGCAATTACTTCCACTCAATCTGGCGGAGGTGTTGCAGCAAATCTTCGTGCTATTTTAGCTACACGAAATTTAAACTTTAACACAGTAGATATTGACGTAAGAAGAGTTGATGGAAATACAGTAGCAGCAGATCCATTTAGTACTGTTGGTGTTGCTAGATTTAGAAAATCTCAAACTACTTCTGGAAGAACTGGTCAATTTATTTTTAGTTCAGATGGAGGAGTTTCTATTGACCAAGGAGATGGAAGTAATCTTGATGCTGATAAATTAGATGGTCAGCAAGGTGTCTACTATTTAAATGGTGCCAATTTTATCAATAGTAGTATTACTCCAGCTAAATTAAGTTCTGCTACTTATGATATTAGTATACAAGGTTCTGCTGGATCTGCTGGTTTGTTAGAAGTAGAAGATACCAGAACTATTAATACTCAGCCACAATCATTCCCATCTGGAATGCAATTGGCATGGAAGCAAAATACTTCTGCTGATGGTGCTAATAGTAGTTTAGTATTACCATCAAATGAAATACAACAAGCATTGAATGATGGTGGTACATTACATTCTAGTTTAACTATCAGAAGATCTGGTGCAACTCCAACTGATTTTTCTGGGGGCAGCTTAAACTCTATTGCTTTTACAGATAATAATAACATTTATGTAAGAGGTTCTGGTTCAAACTTTGTTTCTGCTTTAACTATCATTGATGGCGGTAATGGATATGTACCTGGAACTTACAGAAATGTTCCTCTTGGTGGCGGGGAAGGTTCGGGATTAACAGCAGATATTGTTGTTAACAATTCTGGAATAGTTTCTTCGGTACAATTGGTAAATACTGGGCATAATTATAATAAATTTGGTTCTTCTGGATCAACTTTTATTGTAAATTTACCACAAAATTATCTAGGTTTGGATAATGGTAGAACAAGATATACACATTGGGAAGCTAACCAGACTTACCAAGTTGGAGAAATTTATTATGTCGGTAATACTTCTGCCAGAGGCTTTATATATGAAGTAACTACCGCTGGCACATCTGGGACAGATCCAAATGATCCTCCTTCGCATGAAGCAGGAGCAGCTACTGCTTCTGGAGGCACTGCTGTATTCACATTTGTCGGTTATACCAACGCCAGAATTCAAGCAACAATTGCTTCAACTACATCTGGCAACTGGGAATCTTGGCAAGAAATTTGGCATGAAGGTAATGATGGTGCTAATAGTGGTCTTGATGCAGATTTATTTGATGGTCGCCAACTAGACTGGGTATTACACGCAGAAAATACGAATAAAGGTATTCTAGGAAATAGACGACTACCATCTAATTTATCAGCAAAACAAATTAGCGGATCATTAGTTGTTAATGTACCAGATCCTTCTTTCCAGTCAGAATTTAGTGGATTGTTCTATGATTTTTATCTAGAAGGATTTATCAATACAGGTGAACTTGGGGATTTAGATACACAAACAGCAGATGGACTTCAATTAAATCTTTATACAGATACTAATGTCAATAAAGGTACTATAAAAGTACTAGAAATTGAAGTTAATACAGAAGAAGCAGATTTATATTGGACTGCAACCACAGCAATTCCATTTAATAGAATTGTTCAATATGGATATAATTTATATCGTACCACAGCATCAATTACAACTGGATCAACACCACCAGTTCATCCAGCAGGAACTATTAGTAATTTAGAGTTTGTTAAAAAAGTAGATAATCCTTGGACTATTGTTACTGCAGAAGTAGTTTCTGGTACATTAGATGAAGAGGTTGCTAAACTTGGTACTGCAGTAAGACCTGCTACTTATTATGAAATTTATGATTGGGGTACTAACAAAGATCCTAAGTGGAATATCAACAAGCATGAATTAGCAGTAGATGGTTCAGCAAATCCAATTTATAGACTTGGTAATGACACACAAATTTCAAGTCCAAAGATCGTATTCCACTCAAGTGGTCAATCAAATAATTATGATGTAAGACTTAATATTAGTGGTGGTACTTCTACAGATGGTCAGGGTACATTTAATATTCAAGCAAATGCTGCTCAAGTTAATGGTAACACTATCTGGCATGGCGGTAATGTAACATTTGCAACTGCCAATACAGCAAACACTGCTGTACTTCGTGATGCATCTGGTAACTTCTCTGCTGGCACTATTACAGCAAGCCTTACTGGTGTTGCTTCTGGAAACCTCCCACTGACTGGTGGTAACTTGACAGGAAATCTTACCATGAAAACTGGTAGTGAGATACGATTAGAAACTTCTGCTGGAACTCTTAGAGGATATATTCAAGCAAATGATACTAATGATCAACATTTAATTATTGCAACTAGTGGTGGAGAAGATATTGCATTCAAGGATGGAGGACTTGCTGGAGTTTCCAATTTAATTATTCGTGGTGATGGTAATGTAAGAGTTCCTCAAGGTTTACTTTATGCAGGAAAGAACCTTTTCGTTGAAGCAGGTGCTACTGGTAATGGAGCTGGCAATACTATTCAATTAAATAGAGCAACCTCTGCAGATTATGAAAATGCTATTAACTGGTCAACTAATGGAACTAACCAATGGTTCTTAGGAGTAGATAATGATAGCACAGAGAAACTAGGATTATACCAATGGCAAGGTGGTGTTGGTTGGGTTACAACTTTCCATCCAAATGGAAATATCAATGTTGGTACAGATAGAACTGATAGTGGATATAAATTAAGAGTTCAAGGTTCATTTGCTGCAACCAGCAAGTCCTTCGTTATTGACCACCCAACTAAAGAAAACTATCAACTGGTCTATGGATCACTTGAAGGACCTGAGCATGGCGTATACGTTCGTGGTAAGGTTACTGATGGTGTTATTGAACTTCCAGATTATTGGACAGCACTTGTTGATGAGGACACCATTACAGTTCAACTGACTGCAATTGGTGACTCTGGCAATCGCTGGGTAATTGGTGTCGCTGATAATAAGATCACGACTGGTGGCGGGGCGGCGTTCTACTTTGTCCAAGCAGAGCGTAAAGACATTGATAAGTTAGAAGTTGAAGTTGAACTTCCTGTTATTGAAGAGGAGGTGGAGTGATGGGAATTTATTATAACTCTAAAAATCCAGGAGTTTATGATAGTAAATTAGCAATATATCTTGATGCTACATTAGAAGAATCATATCCAGGTTCTGGCGGAACTTGGTTTGATTTGAGTGGTAGAGATAATCATGGGACATTCGTAAATAGTCCGACTCAATCAAGGTCTGCATTTCCATATCAAATTGATATTCAAGGTTCTCAAAGAGATTATGTAGATCTTGCTGGTTCTACTTATCAATATACAACTCAAAATACTTGCTTAGTAGCATTTAAACCTGCTAATGTACTTAATAACTATGGAGAAGTATTTCAAAAAGGAAATCGACTTGATTTTCATATGAGATTTTCATCTACTACTGGTAGATGGCAAACAAATTATTATGTTAGAGATTCTTCTAATACGGTTTACACTGCAGGAGCAACAAGATCTGGAGTTCTTACAAATAATCAATGGTATATTGCTCAAATGACTATTGATTGTCAAACTAATTTGGTTGCCAGATTTTACTTAAATGGAATTAAATATCACGAACAAACAATTAGTGCTGGTTCTACTTTAAAAAATGATAGTACGGAATTGAGAAGTGGATTAATATCTCAAGGAGGAGGGATTGAACAATATACTGGTGGAATTGGAATGATTAGAATGTTTGATAGATTTTTAGATGAATCGGAAATACAATTAGAATACAATTCATTCAAAGGGAGGTTTGGATTATGAAAAAGTATTTAATTATCCCAGCAACAGAAGTATCAAAGATTGATTTTGATCAGGTATTAGAAACCTCAGCAGATACTTTAAGGTATTCTGTTGATGGTACAAAAACATTTGTCAAGTGGAATACCACAGAAGATCCTTCATTTGTTTCTGAGTTAAAAGAAACTGAAGGACCATACAATCATGAAGAGATCTTAGAGATCCTTTCAACTGATGAATGGACACCACCTATGGAGGAAATGGAATAATGGGATTAGCACATAGTCCTGGAGTGGTTTCTGATGGTTTAGTTCTTGCATTAGACGCAGGAAATCCAAAATCTTATCCTGGATCTGGAACTACTTGGACTGATTTAGGTGGCAATAATAATAATGGAACTTTAGTAAATGGTCCAAGTTATAATAGTTCTAATGGAGGATCTATAGTTTTTGATGGAACTAATGACGGAGTTCAATTACCACATAATAGTTTTTGGGTTATTTCTCCATCGGATAAATTTTCGTTTACTTCTTGGTTTTATGCAGAACCAACCACACAAAATGGTTCTATGATTCTTTCCCATCAAAGATGCAATAATCCAGGATTTCAGTTGACCGTAAATGATACTACATCTTTAGCATTTAGAGTGGCGGGAAATTTATCTGTTTTTGCAACATATTCTTCAAATGTTACTGGAAGATGGAATTATGTAGTATCCACATTTAATGGAATTAATGGTGACATGAAACTTTATTTAAATGGTGATTTAGTTGCAACAAATACAAATACTTCAGGATGGAATAATTATAACGCTGGTGGCAGTGATGTTTGGTTAGGTCGAAGAACTTGGTGTGGAGGTACAAATGAATTTACAGGTAAAATTGCATCATTTTCATATTATAAAGGCAGAGAATTACTTTTACCTGAAGTTAAACAAAACTACAACGCATTAAGAGGGAGGTTTGGAGTATAATGGCAGTAGAAGCAGGACCAAATGGAGTATCCGAGGGATTAGTATTTGCTATTAGTGCAGATAATAATAAAAGTTATCCACAATCAGGAACCACATGGTATGATATTGGTGGAGGAGATAATAATGGTAATATGTTAAATTCTCCATCCTTAGATACAACTGATGTTCCATCTATTAGATTTAATGGTTCAAATCAAAAAGTTAATTTTTCTACCGCTCCATACTTTAATTTTGGCACAGGAAATTTTAGCATTGAAGTTGCATATAACGTAGAATACCATACAACATATCATCATTTTTGGACATTTGGCAATCAATACCATCTTGCATTTAAAGTAAATAGACCAAATTCTGGCAATACTCGTTTATACATATATGCTGGAGATAATGGTCCTAGTTCATACAATGTTATCACAAACGCAAATGTAACTTTGGACACATGGGAAACTGCTGTAATGACTCGCAATGGAGACATTGCATCAATTTATATGAATGGTGATCTGAAAGGATCTATTTCTGGATGGGCAAATGCAAATATTGATGGATCATCAAATGCACCAAACACAGGAAATGGTTGGAGTGCTGAATATACAAAAGGAAGAATTAATATGATTAAAGTATACAACAAATCTTTATCTCCAGAAGAAGTTAAGGAAAATGATAGGGTATGGAGATTGAGATATGGATTATGATTTATTTTATAAATACTCAATAAAAGGCATAGTAACAAATGGCGAATTCCGATAAGGACATTCTAATAACGCCTAGTAAAAATACGGCAAACCTACCCGAAATTAGTTTCGTCGGATTGGACAACGCACCAATCAAGTTGCGAGTACTTGATGATAATACTTTGTCGTGGGAAGGTTCTGCTGGGCAGTTATTCTCCATCAATAATAATCTGACATCTGGAAGTATTTTTTCGGTTAACGATGTTTCTGGTATTCCTTCTATTGATGTTAATGCTGATGGTGCCGTATCACTTGCTCCTTATAACGGAAATGTCGCAGTAGGTCATACATCACCTTCAGTTAAATTACATGTTAAAGGTAATGTTGCTGGATCTGATATTGCAAGATTTGAAAATGGTACAGTTCAAATTGATGATTCACTAAATCAAAATAATTGGCAACTTCAAGTCACCAACTCAAATAATGCATTCAATCAATCATTAATTAGAGCAGAGTACACTGGAGCAAATGCAGCAGCAAACGTAAAATTATTCAGCGGTACATATGGAGCAACAGAGAATGTTTCAATTACTGCTGATGGTAGTTTAAGCCTTAAAGGATCATTTATTCCAAGTAGTATTAGTATTAAACCAACTACTAATCTTGCAAATAACACTTCTGTTACTGCAATGAGCATTTGGTCTAATGTTGGAAATTCATATTATCCGTTTCTTAGATTTGTAACCGCATACGGTGGTCTTGCTCTTGGTTGTGACGATTCTGTTATTATTGGAGCGGGAGAATCTATCCCAACCTTGCAAAATAATATTGCAGCAGATTTTCCAGCAGAAAGAGTTATTCTTGCTGGAGAAAGTGGAGTAAGATTTTATTCAAGTTCAAACAATTGGAGTACTTGGGCAAGTCGTTATGAAACTCATTGGGAAAATGGTAACTTATATTTAAATGTGTATGGAGGTGGTGGTAAGTTATACACCAAGGGTGATCCAATGTGGATTGATGATTATGGCATTTTTAAATCAAATAGAAATACTATTGCAGAAACTTTGACAATCCCAGCAAATACAAATTGCATGAGTGCTGGACCACTTACTATAAATAATGGGTATACGATTACTATTGCAGACGGCGCTTCCTGGAGTATAGTATAAAATGAGCACACTATCAGTACACGATTTACAAGGTTTTAGTACCTACGGTAATAAAGTAAGAGTTCCTTCTGGACACACTTTAGATGTAGAAGGAAAATTTAAATTGCCAGTTTATGATAATTTTACTAGACCTGCTTCTGCAGAAATTGGAGAATTAATATTAAATACTTCAACTCAAGATGTTGAAGTATGGACTGGATTTGCTTGGGTTCGTGTTGGTGGCGGAGCATCTACATATGGATCAGAAGCAAATCCAGCAACTTCAGCAAAAGCATTAGTAGATGTTGGAATTTATACTAACGGAGTATATTGGATACAACCAACTTCAACATCACCAAAACAACAAGTATATTGTGTTTTAGATCCAGCAGTAGATGGTGGTGGTTGGATGATTATTGCCAATAACTCTACAGATACTTCATCTTGGATTGCTGCATCTGGTCATATTCCAAGACCAACTGCATATTCACCATATGTTGGTTCTACTGGATCTAATAGTTATACTCCAACATTTAACTTTAGTATTAATGCTCAAGACATGATCTTCCAAGATTTTTATCATGTTGCAACAACTAGGGGATCCACAAATCCATTTGAACCAACTAATTGGTTAGCATATGTTGGACATAGAACTACAGTTCCTGTTCAAATTCCAACAAATCAACCATATTGGGCAGTTGATAATGCTGGAACTGGTGTTACTAGAGGCACTGTAAATGGTGGTCTTGGATTAGGAAATAAAAGAGTTTATACTACTGCTAGCGGCAGCACTAATTATACAAATACAGCAACTGACCATGGTTTTGGTGTTCTTCATAATTCGACTAGTGTTCAAGCTATAAATGGAGGACAAAGTGGATTAAGATTAGCTGGAAGTGGTGGTCAATATTATCCAACTTACGTTAGTTATTGGGAAGGATGGATTTCATCAAGAACTTATGTAATTACAACTTTCTCATTCTCAGATTATCAAGCAACTAATACTGGAGTATATCAAGGATATGGTATCGATGACTGGCAAGATGGATCTGGAATGGGAGATGCATGGGGAGTAGAAGGTCAAGGAGCAAACGCATATAGGGGCGCTCCATCGTTCATCATGATTAGGTAAAATGGCAGGAACACTTAGAGTAGATGAGATCTATAGCAGTACAGGAACTATATCTTTACCTCCAGGTCAAGGATTAGATCTTTCTGACTGCAAATCATCCTTAAGTTTGCCGAGAGGTACAACTGCACAGGAAGGAACTCCAGTAGCATCTGGACTTAGATTTGATACTGATGCTGGAGAGATTAAATCTTATGGTCAATCTTGGGATAGATTTGAAAAAACACAATCACGTATTTTAGATAGATTCCCCAAAGCAGGATTAATATTATACATGGATGCGGCGGATCTAGATAGTTATCCACTTTCTGGATCTAGATGGTATGATTTAAGTGGAAATAATAATACAGGAATTTTTGGTGGTAGTCCAACATATAATGAAGAGTTTGATGGATATTTTAATTTTAATGGTAGCAGTGACATTTCAAGATCTGCATCAGTTACCCCAAATAATGATGACTTTACTATTGGATTTATATATCAATTAACTGGAACTGGAGGAAGAGGTGGTTTGTTTGAAAGAAAACCTTCTGTTCCTTACAATGGATTTAGTTTAGGACAAGGTGGGGATGGCAGCTGGGGGTTTACTGTTTCAGGAACTTCAGATTTTGTTAACAGTATTCAAATGTCATTTCAATACCCGACAGTAAATACTTGGTATTTTGATGTTGGGGTATATTCAAATGGAAACACTGTTACTGGATATAGAAATGGTTATATAGTTAATAGTTCTACTGGGGCATCTCAGGGAAATTTATCAACTCAAGGAGCAAGAACTGATTTGTTAATAGCAAATAGAGATAATATTACAGCATTACCATGTAATGTTGCTATGGTGTTTTGCTATAAAAGAGCATTAAATGATGTAGAAATTTTTACGCTATATGATATTTTTAAAGATAGATTTGGTATTTAATTATGGCAAGTAAATTAAATCTTCAAGAAATAGAAAGCACTACAGGATCTGTAAAAATTGCAGGTAATGTTAAACTTAATTTATCAGATTCAAATGATTTTATGGATCTTCCATCTGGAACTTCTGACCAACGTGGTATCGCTGAAGAGGGTTCTATTAGATGGAATTATGATTATGATACCTTGGAAATTTACAACGGAACTACTTGGAAACAATTAACAAAATTTTATGATGGAAATAATTTTGTTAAATCTGGATTAGTATTTTCTCTAGATTCTTATAGTATTGATAGTTATCCTGGAAGTGGTACTTCTTGTTATGGTTTAACAAATCCAATTAAAGGATCATTATTAAATGGAGCTTCAGTTAACAGTGATGGATTTTTCTTTGATGGATCAAATGGCTATATTACTTTAGGTTCAAATGCATTATTAAGATCTATTGGAAATACTGCTACTATAGAATGTTGGTTCAAATCAACTGATGTTGGAAGTTCAAGGTATGGAATTATGGTCGGATGGGGAGATGGAACTTCATTTTATTCTCATTTTGGTATTGGTAATTGGGGAAGTTTTTCCGATTTTGAATCAATTCACGTTGGATTACGTTCAGCAATAATGTGCTATGTAAATGAAACTAATTCTAAATATCATGACGGAAATTGGCATCATGCTGTTGCTACTTTAGGTCCAAATAATTATAAAATTTATGTAGACACTGAAGAAAAAATTTTAGTATTTGGTAGAGATCCATCATATTCGGAAACAAATATTTTTGGATTTAGTTCTGTTACTGAAGTTTATATTGGACTAAGACCTTACGGTAATGGATATTTTAAAGGTAATATTCCAGTGGTAAATATTTACGATAGAGTATTATCAGAAGAAGAAATTCTTCAAAATTATAATGCAGTAAGAGATCGATTCGGAGTATAATTATGTCTAAAGTAATCTTATCAGAAATAACAACATTAGGTGAGCAAGGTACTCTTAAAATTTCTTCTGGATCTAAAATCGATCTCACCAAAAATAATTCATATTTACAATTACCAAAAGGATCTACAGAAGAAAGACCAAATAATTCTACTTCTGGAGAAATTAGATATAATACAGACACTAAACTTGTAGAGTATTATGACGGAACTCAATGGCAAGAGATTGAATATTTGGAAGATTATAATAGTATTACTAAGGCAGGATTAGTATTGCATTTAGATGCTTCAAGTGAGGAAAGTTATCCTGGTAGTGGAGATAATTGGTATGATTTATCATCTTACGGTAGTGATTTTATTTTATACGGTAATACAGTCATTACCAATGATAATACATTTTTGTTTGATGGTAATGGAGATTACGCAGAAAATTCTACTCAAAATTTTAATCTTGTTGGAAATATTGAAACAACTTTAGAAGGATGGTTTTATTTTACTGGTTCTAATGGAACAGGACAATATACTTCATTTTTTACATATGGAAATGGACCAAGTGCAAGAGATACAATTTCTATAGGTTTATTTGATAATTTTAGAATATCTGCAAGTTTTAATGGAGGATTAAATGCTCAAACAGCACAGAATCTATTGTCTCCAAATACATGGAATCATATTGTAGTCACAAAAACTCCAGGTCCAATAAATACAACAACAAAAATTTATTTGAATGGAGTTCAGCAAACAATTGTATCTGCACCAGCAGATACTCCAAATGTTGTAGCAAGGGTTGTTAGGGTTGGTAGATGGACTAATGAAGGTGCTCCCTATTACTACCAAGGAGAAATTGCTGCGTGCAGTATTTATAGCAGAGCATTGACTTCTGGAGAAATCTGGAAAAATTATGTGGCACTTGCCCCAAGATTTGGCATTGATCCAATTCCATCTATTGTTACTAATGGATTAGTAGCACATTTTGATGCCGCTAATTATCAATCATATCCTCGTTCTGGAAATACTTGGATTGATTTGAGTGGTAATGGTAATAATGCAACAATATCAGGAGCCACATACAGTTCTTTTGGAGGGGGTTCTTTCGATTTTGATGGGACAAACGATTTTGCTGAAGCACCAGATAGTCCAACATTAGATATGGAAACTGCTTGGAGTATTGAATCTTGGTGTAGGAGAGAAGGTGGAGCACCAGCAGGGGAAGCTCTTGCAAAAATAATTTCAAAATGGGAAAATTATTTTCTTGCCGTAGATTTTAATAATGGTGCTGATATATATGCGTGTGTTGGTACTGGTAGTGGACACACTTGCTTAGCAGGTGGAGCAGACAGAGACAATGAACTTCCACTCAATACTTGGACACACTTGATGGTTACATATAGCGAATCCTCAGGAACGGCAAGAATTTATTATAATGGAACTCAAATTGAATCTTGGACAGCGCCAGCAACTGCTAGTACAAATAATCCACTATGTATTGGTTCTGCTGGAACTGGAACTATAGCACAAAATCAATATTTTAATGGAAAGATATCTGTTGCTAAAGTTTATAATAGAGAACTATCAGCAGTAGAAGTACAACAAAATTTTAATGCACTTCGTACTCGTTACGGAATATAAATATAAGAAACCACAAATTAGATAGTAATGTCTCAAATTAATGTAGGGAATATAAATGCCACTGGTGGTTTGTATCTACCACAACACACAGATGCATCAAGACCAACAAATCAAATTGGTTTGATGATTTTCAATATAGATTCTGGCACTGTACAATTTTTTGATGGAGCAGATTGGCAAAATATTTCTACATTTAGAGATCAATCATTTTCAAATATTGCTGTATTTGACTATTCTGGTGGTGATCAAATTTGGCAAGTACCTACTAATGTAAGAGTTAGGGAGTTCCAAGTTTTAATGTGGGGTGCTGGTGGTGGTGCTGATGAAGGTGCCACTGCATCTGGAGGATCAGGTGGATTTACTTCTGGTATAATTTCTAGATTTGATGGTGCGGATTTAAATGGAACATCCTTTACCATTGTTGCTGGTCAAGGAGGGGCAAGAGGGTCTGGAAGCACTGATACTAGAACTTCATATGGTGGCGGAGGAAAAGGATCTGTAGATAGTGGAGGCGGGCACGTTTCTGGTGGTGGAGGAGGATTATCTGGAATTTTTGCTGGACCTAATTCTGTTTTTGGTGGTGCAGAACCTCTTGCTGGAGCACATGCTAGATCAATATTAATTGCTGGTGGTGGCGGTGGTGCTAATGACCAAGCTACAGGAACTGCCTATGGTGGCGGCGGTGGAGGATTAGAAGGTGGTCGTGGTGGTTCTGACCCACAATCAACAAATAAAGGAGGTTGGGGAGGTCGTCAAGTTGCTGGATATAGTGGAACAAATGATGCGACAAATGAAGTAGATGGAGGACCACTTAGAGGTGGAGATGGTGTGACTGGAGGTGATAATCCAGGTGGTGGTGGTGGATATTATGGTGGTCAATCTGGTGGCGATGATAACTCTGGTTCTGGTGGTGGTTCTGGTTATATTGGAGGAACTTCTATATATCAAGTTACTTCTGCAACAACTAATATTGGCGCTTTTGGTACTTCAATCAATTTTACATATACACCAAGCAATTCAGATAACCCTAATTATTCTTCGGGTATAGGTGTTGCCTCAAGTACTACTACTGGTGGTAACGGAAGAGTAGTTATTATATATTGATATAAATAATACGTCACATCATTTTACATTAACGACATGGACACTGAAGCACTCAAAAAGAACTTTGAAGAGCAACTTCTTCAAGCAGATAAACAAATTGCTGAGCTAGAAACAAACCTCACAAAAGCTAAAGAGTATAAGCTTAAGCTGATGGGTGGTCTAGAAACTCTAGGTCTACTTGAAAATCCTCCTAACGAAGAAACTAAAGAGGAATGATCTAAATCCCTATCTGATAAATACAGGTAGGGATTTTTTGTATCTAATTAAATGGCACAGCCATCCACTAGACAGGGACTAATTGATTATTGCAAGAGGCAATTAGGTGCTCCTGTGTTACAAATTAATATAGATGATGCTCAAGTAGATGACATTATTGATACTGCTATTCAATACTATCAAGAGTATCATTTTGATGGTGTCGAAAGAATGTATCTTAAGCATCAGTTCACTGCCGAAGATGTTGAAAGATTTCAAGAATCTAATGAGCTATCTAGTACTGCTGATCCAGATGGTTCTAATTGGGAAAATAGAAAAAACTTTATTGAAGTACCAGATCATGTAATTGGTATTCAAAAAGTATTTGGTGTTACATCAAACCTCTCTTCTAATGAGATGTGGGGTCTAAGCAATCAATACTTCTTACTTGATATTTTTTCATTTTCGTCAGGCTATACTTTTGGTAACTTTGATATGTCATATTACTATATGATTAAACAGTATTTTGAAACTCTTGACATGGTTGTTAATACTGGTGGTCTTGTAGAATATAGATATAACAAACGTCAAGATAGATTGTTTATTGATATTGATAGATCTAGAGTAATCGAAGGAAGATATCTTATTATTGATTGCTGGAGAGCATTAGATCCAGCTGAATGGAATCAAGTTTGGAATGATAGTTTTGTCAAGCGTTATGCTACTGCTTTAATGAAGCGTCAATGGGGTCAAAATCTCATCAAGTATAACAACGTCCAGTTACCTGGCGGTATTACATTAAACGGTCGTCAGATCTGGGAGGATGGCGAAGCTGAAGTTAAAGATCTAGAAGCAAGAATGCTTACAGATTACTCCCTACCACCAATGGATATGATCGGATAAAATGCCTACTAGTCCTTATTTTCCAGAGTATTATTCAGGTTATTCTGGCGAGCAAGATCTCGTTCAGGATCTTGTTGACGAACAAATTAAATTATTTGGAACAGATATCTATTATCTTCCCAGAAATATTCTCAATGAGAATACTTTAGATGATATTATTTACTCAAAATTTGAAGAGCAATTCAAGATTGAAATGTATCTCCAAAATGTAGAAGGATTTGGTCAGTCAGAATTTATTAGTAAATTTGGTCTTAAGGTAACTGACGAAATTAAATTTATTGTGTCACAGAGACGCTGGATCGAAGAAGCTACTGCTAACGATTATAAGAGTATTATTAGACCATTGGAAGGGGATTTATTATTCTTTCCATTGACTAAAGACCTTTACGAAATTAAATATGTTGAAGTAGAAGCAGTATTCCATCAGTTTGGTAAACTCCAGTTTTACCAACTCACTGCTGAGATCTATGAAATGGGTAATGAATCTATCGATACTGGTATTCCAGAAATTGATCTTATTGAAAATATTCTTACTCCAGCTATCGATATTGTGATGGTATCTGGTAGCGGAACTATTCCTTATGAAGTTGGTGAAACTGTTACAGGAAGTATTACTGACGTAACAGCAAAAGTTTCTAACTGGAATTCTGATACAAATACTCTTCGTGTTATTACTAGAACAGGAACTTTTGTAGAAGATGAAATGTTAGTTGGTTCTGAATCTGGTGCCGACTGGGTAGTAGAATCTTTCAGAACACAGGAAGATCCTAATACTGACTACGATCAAAATAAATATATTCAAGACGAGTCAGATGGTATTCTTGATTTTACTGAAAAGAATCCATTTGGAGAGTATGGCAATTTTATGGATAGCTTCTAATGTTAGGTAATCATTTTTATAACGAGGCGATACGAAAAACAGTTGTTGGCTTCGGAACATTATTCAATAATATTGAGGTTCAGAAAAAAGATCCTCAAACTAAAGAAGTGCTTGAGGTGCAAAAAGTTCCTCTTGCTTATGGTCCTAAGGATAAATTCTTAGCTCGTATTGAGCAAAATCCAGATCCTACTCCAGGAGCACCTTATGAGTATATGAGAATTCCTCGTATGTACTTTGAGATGACTGGGATTAATTATGATACTTCACGTAAAACAAGTCCTGTTCAAAAATATAGAACTGTTGTAAATGATAATGGTAATGAAGTAAGGGTTCAATATGTTCCTGTGCCATACAATATTGATTTTGAATTAGGTATTTTAGTCAAATCTCAAGATGAAGGACTGCAGATTGTAGAACAAATTTTACCATACTTCCAGCCAAATTTCAATATCACAATTAATTTTATTCCTGATATGGATGAAAAACGTGATGTAGCTATTGTTATGAATAGCGTTGATTTAGATGATGCGTGGGATGGAGAATATTCTAATCGCAGATCTATTACATGGACTTTCCAGTTTACTGCTAAATCATATATCTACGGTCCATTTAATCAAGCTGATATTATTCGTAAGGCTATTATTTACGAAACAGTTGGTGATTTCAATCAAAACAAGAGAAATGCTAAATTTACATATACACCAAAAGCATTAGAAGATAATAATAATGATGGCATTATTGATCAATTAGATGATGCATTAGTAATGCCAGATGATGATTTTGGATTTAATGGGGAAATTGATCTACTATGAATGAGTTTGAAAAAAGTATGGAACAAATTTTTGATATTGAGATCGCTGAAGAAGATATTGATGTGGTCGAACAAAAGAAAGAGGATCCAAAAAAGAAAGAGGATCCTGAAAAAGATTATGAATATACCAGAGGTGAACTATACACCCTCATCAGCAAGGGCCAGGAGGCTGTACAAGGGGCTTTAGAGGTTGCTCAGGAGTCAGGGCACCCTAGAGCGTATGAGGTCGCTGTAGCCGCTATGAAGCACGTTGCAGACATGACCGATAAATTAATTGATCTTCAGAAGAAAATGAAAGACCTTGATGCTCCCGTAAAAGGTAAAGGTCCAACTACAGTGAACAATACCATGTTTGTTGGATCAACTGCAGATCTTCAAAAGATGATCAAAGAGATGGGCAAAGCATTGCCCGATGATAAATAAAAATAAAAAATGTCTTATATTAGACACGACGCTACCAATACTCCAGTTGATCCACAACCATCTTCCACCGAAGTAACAATCTTTGATGGAACAGAAGGTTGGACTGATATTACAT